CCCAGGTACGTTTCAGTGCGAGGCTGTACCGCCTTGGTGAACTCACCAGGTGGTCAGGATCACTGGCACCGACTTGATTGAAAGGGTTTCCCCTATCAGCCAAGGTGGTCGAACCAATAGTCCTAAACACCTTCGCCAGAGCAAAGCTCCCCTCCAGGGAGTCCTTGCTCCGAAGCGAAACTGGAACCCAGCAACGATACTCAAACCGTTGGAGGTACCTGTTCCACCTTTTAGGAGGGACGTATTCGCTGTGATACGTCCAACCCAGCGAGGATCCATCTCGACAGACCGTCGGGAGTGGTCCCAACAAAGCCTCGACACTCTTCCTCAAGAGTGCCGCGCACCGCGTGTAGCCAGCTGAGAAAAGCTGGTTACTCGTAGCAACAATCGAGACGATCTCCGATGCGTCTCCTCGATCTAGAGGACAGTCGTGCCTAAGGTAAACGGGTGTAACCCGTTGCCCAGCATAACAGTCCTCACCACAGGACTCTCTGAACTTTCCAGTCCAGAATGACTTGTGGCGATTTACTCGAAGTCCAAGGGACTCGAGGTCATCGCAGATCGCCTGCGCCTCGTCCGACGGGAACAATAAATCGTCCCCGTAGACGTAGACCTCTTTCAACATCTGTTGAACGAGGCCCTTAGTCGGAAAGCGTCCGGCCCTTAGAATCCGTGAAGCGAGGATAATGGAATAAAAAACCATCGCCTCAACAGGGAAACATAGGGCAGACCCCATAGACGCGAATTTCTTCAGGTAAATCTCTTCACCTGAAGGAACTCGAGCTCGCTCAGAACGACATGCCCGAGCCATTACTCTAAAAGAGTAAGAGCTACGGAACACTAGTTCAAAGTGAGCTAAGGATACTCGGTCACTGGCTTCAGACATATCCACGGTGGCCAACCGGCCATCGAGGCTAGACTGAGAGGCCAACCTCTGGTTGACTTCTTGGTCACGAAAGTTAACGTGACCACGAGTAAGTCTGCAATTCTCAATTGCAGAATAGAGGCGCTGTCGGAGGGCCTGCTGTGCGAATTGCATGCACAGAGGTTCAACAGCAATAACGCGGGTAGTTTTCATCGTCTTTGGGACATGAACCACCTTAACAGGAGGTTCGTCCCAACGGGGCGTGAGAGCTGGCATCTCAACATCAGAGACACGATGTCGGGCAGAACCCCACATCAAACTCTGATAAGAAAGACCGGCTTCTTCAAGCCGGCGATGCCAAACCCTAGAAGTCCACTTCTCATTATTGAGAAGGGACAACCAGGCGACGCGACCAGGTCCATGCTTCGCCACCATGTCGTTTAACCCCGAAGGGTCGTCCAGAGCGAGTGCATCCATGAGGATGTCCCCGACTCTTCCGACATATCTAACGAGCTGAGAATCTGGGAGAACGCCAATCTCACTTTCAGTTCGGAGATACGCTTCGGCAGCCGAACGTTGACGTGCACTAGTGCACGGACGATCGATTTTTGAGGCAAAACGGCAAACCTGCCGAATCGCCTCAATATGCAAAACCGACGCGTGTTCCAAAAGGACACCGTCCTTGCCAAAAACGCGACACAGGAAATCCCCCATAAAAAGAGGATAACCCGCCCTTCCACATTTAAAACGTGGAAATAGGTGAGGAGTCGCCCGTCCCTGTTCCAAAGCTCTTTCGAGACCCTGGGACAAAGACGGAAGAGTGATAGTTATAAAGCTATCACCCTCGTTCAAGGCACGCCGCTTCAGGACATCAATGTCCTTGGCGACGGGGGCGCTGCACCTGCCTCCCGCATCTAGCAGGAGAGCTGTCGAAAGTTCCACCAGGCTTTTCACGTCTACCCCTTTTAAGGAGAAAAACGTCCAGGTCCCAGCAAAAGATCCGACAGTGGAGCATAATGCTCAGATCGCGCAAGCGATCACCTTTGGAGATCTGAATCTCCAGTCGTTGTTTAGACGACACCGTCGCGGACTCCACTTCGAGTCAACATCACCGGCCTAACTTGAAATCAAGTCTCGCCGTTTGCGATTCTGAGCGCAAGCCCAGAAGCCGCAGCCCAGGCCAACAAAGCCTGGGTAGTGAAGTTGACCTGAGGCGTAGTGACCCCAACTTGGGGCCAATTGATCGACAGCGAAGCTTGATCTTGAACCAAAATGCTATTCGCGGGGACCAAAGGGTCCGCGGAATAGCCGGTCCAAGAGAGCGACGCAACCGCTCGATTCCGCTTGCCGAACGCGTGCAGGACAGTGAGCTGGAGTTTAAATCCAGTCGTGTCGTTGTACGCGTAGACAGACTGATCCGCGCCCGCAGAGATGCGAGCAAGCGAATAAGTCACGGCATTAAAGGTCACTGACTGAGGATCTGAAAGCATGGGAAAGAAACTCCGACTATTGAGTAACACCCCGTTACCGGAGTGGTGGAACACCCTTGGAAAGTCCAAGGGCGGCGAGGATCGCCATGCGGCCCGGTGTAATAACCGAGTCGCCTGTCGAACCGAAAGCGAAAGGGTTGGCTCCTGGGTACCTAATCTTGTCAGTGACATAGTCAACTGACGTGAAGGTCTTCCTCACCTCTGGATATTGGAGGCCAAAGGGAGGCGAGCTCTCATGATGAGAGTCGCACGTGTACGTAGCGGTCACACGAAGTGTCCGCATGGTATACGCGTGAAGCGCAACCAGGTTGTCGACAGCGTTCGGAGAGACATTGGAGATAACATCTCCAATATCCGAGAACCAGTCGACGAGCCAGGCCCAGGGCATTACTGACCACAAAGTGTCAGGAGTTGGCAGTGCTCCGAAGAGGACTGCCTTTGCCCGGGCAGTCCACTGAGAAGAACCAACGTCCGGTATAAAATACCGAAACGCGGCCATGTACCATACATGGTCATAGGTCTTTCTCACCACTTGGTAGGTACTCCCCTTATTTCCCGAAAAGAAATCAGGAGGAGCACCAAACACGTTCAGATAGGGACTTCCGGAATAAACCGGAGGATCTGACTGAACGTCCGTCGTTTCCAGAAGCGTCGCGTGACGGCGATTGACTTTACCATTCTCACGAATGATATTGCCCATCTCCCGGTCGATTTTCTGCCAAAGCAGAAACATCTTCCGAATGTCACTAACGAGCGGCTTCCACCCGAAGACCACGTTGAGATATTCCCCGCCTAAACGGCGGAAAACTTCAACTTGGGACCTCAGGGCCTGCGGCAAGGTCGCGAAGACCTGTCCAGGGTTTAGGCGAAGAGAGCCCTTTTGAAAGGCTCTCCCAGAGTTCTTAAAGAGCTCTGAGCCAGGAACCTTAGGCAGACCTTCTCTCCCGACTTCTACAAGAGCCTGGAGAGACCCTGCAATAGGATTGCCCGGCCTGGTCTTAGCCCATCCTTTAGCTCCGAACGCAATAAGCGGATCGGAAATATCGGAATAGGAAGGAACAGGAAGGACCTGAGGGGGTGGCCCGGTTGTAGCTCCGATCACTGCTCTAATAGAGAAGGGACCGAAGTTGAAACCAGGCACCCCTAGTGGAAGGTCCACTCCCTCCGCATGGCTTGTGCCCTGCGAACGGACGTAGAATGGACCACCTCCTGACCAAGCACCGCCTTTGAGACGGTAATTGGAGGAGGACGCGGCAAGTGTACTTTGATCCCACTCCTTCACGACTGACTGGCCGAAAACTGGACTTCCGACTAGGAAGGGCCAGACGTCCAGTCGGGTCTTGGGGAGCTCGAGCAAAGTGTGGACTCCTAATCGACTAGAGGGTAAGGCTTGATGCAGTAGCACCAAGGGGGCCCGAAA